ACATCTATTCGTATTTCTCAATTAGATGACTACAATAATGAAACATATGCTGTGATATTAGAAGACGCATTTCCCAGAAGTGTGTCTATGTTAGACTTAAATAATACTACACAAAACTCTTCACATAGATTAAATGTTAGTTTTGCATATAGAAGATGGTGGCCTCAGCATCGGGCTATTAATAAAATTAATCTTCCTCCGAATTCAATAGAAAATCCAATTGTGGCAGCATCAAAACCAGTGAACCCAGAAACCCAATTATTTTCAGTACCTTCGCCGGATTACGAAGTTAGATCGCGATTTTCTTCGGGGCGAGATTACGTTGAAGGCACCGTTGGTCCAGATACATATTGGGTAAAGGGTCAACAAGTATCTGAACAAGAATACAAAATATTTCAATCTGCACCAATCGAATAATTAACTGACTTTATAATAACATTTTTGAGGATAACATATGGCATTGCCTAAATTAGAAACACCTAGCTATGAATTGATATTACCGTCAACAGGTGAAAAAATTAGATATCGTCCTTTTTTAGTAAAGGAATATAAAATTTTATTGACTTCGTTAGATTCTGATACTGAAGAAATTCAAAGAGTAATAACAGATCTCGTTGATGTTTGCACATACAATAAATTAAAGATTAAAGAGATTCCTAGTTTTGATATAGAATATATATTTTTAAACCTACGAGCAAAGTCAATTGGAGAAAAAACAAATTTAACTTTAGAATGTACTAATTGTAACGCAAAAATACAATTTGAATTAGATTTAACCAAAGCCGAAGTTAAAAAGAATCCGGACCATTCAACTAAACTTTTTATTACTGATAAAATTGGTTTAGAAATGCGATATCCTAGATTTGATGAATTGATGAATATCTATAAAGATTTTAAATCGGATAATGTTGTAGAATTACTATGTATGTGTATAAAATCTGTATTTACTGAAGAAGAAAATTATGATAATTATACTAAAGAAGAAATGGTAGAATTTGTAAATTCCTTTTCTAAAGCTCAATTTGATATTTTGGAACAATTCTTTTTAACTATGCCAAAAGTAGTACAGCATATTGAACATGATTGCCCAGAATGCGGAGCTAAAAATGAAACGGATTTGGAGGGTTTGCAAAATTTTTTCGCCTAACTCTTTCCCATGAAGGTCTTTTAAATTATTATCAGCTGAATTTTTCACTTATGCAGCATCACAAATATTCGCTGTCTGAAATAGAAGATATGATACCATGGGAAAGAGAAATTTATACTACATTATTAATTCGATACATTGATGAACAGAATGATAAACTAAAACAAAAAGCAATAAAGGATTCATAAAATGGCTTTGCCAACCAATCAATTAACTTCTGTAGATAAAGAATTATTATCTGCTGCTAAATCTCAAACTTCTTTGTTGAATAAACAAGGTTCGGTATTAAAAGGATTGTCCGAATCAATATTAAAACAACGGAAAGAATTGGATGAGTTGAAACGATCATCAACTAATCAAAGACAAATCCTAGGTGGAAATGGGGGAATGTCATCATTAGCTAAAATGTTTGGTGCAAAGGGTGCAGGTTTAAAAGGTTCTCCACTTGGACCCAAAGATGAAACCAACACAGGGTTCTTTAAAAAAATAGTTAACCAAATTACAGGCCCATCCAAATACCAGCAACAACTAATTAATGAAGTAGTAGTATTAAAAGAAATTACGCAGCGTCAGGCTCAGGATATTGCCTTCATTAAAAATCAATCTGAAGAAGGTGCAAAATCTCGGGAAAGATCTTTATTAGCATCAGCAATTGCAAAAGCAATGGGTGAAACAGAAAGACCATCCGACTCCCCAGACGGCACAGGTGGTGTTCTTTCAGGAGCAGCTAAAGGGATTGGAGGGGTATTAAAAACACTAATTGTAGGATTCGGAGCAGCGTTGACAGGCGCCGCGATGTTAATTACTAAATTTGGAAAAAGTTTACCTGGTTTATTTATAGGTGCTCTGCGTTTTGCGTTAACACCCGTAGGTATTGCTGCAATAATTGCTGCGTTAATAGGCGTAAAGGCATATAAAGAACTACAAGGAAAATCGGAAGGAGCTGAGCTTGATGCAGACGGTGAACCTATAAAACAATCTGTAGGAGATGAATCCTTTGTAAATAAATTAAAGAGGGTATTTATTGATGGCGAATTGGCATCTGACGTATTCGATAAAAAGAATAAAGAAGGTAGCGAAAAAGCTCAAATAATGCAGAAGCGGAACTCGAGAACCTTTAAAGGAATGGTCCAAGCATCTCCTAGACCAGCAGATCCTGCTGCAGCTGCAGTGTGGGATAAACAGTTTGGCGGAAAATATGATCCTTTAACCGGCAACCCGCTTCCAGAATTTGAGCAAGAAATTGTTAATCGAACTAGGGGACCAATATACGTACCAAATAAAGGTTGGAGAGTTGGCGGGGCACAAGAAGGACCTGATCCTACAGATAAAGATGTAATGGATACGTTAGATGATACTTTAGATACTACTACAGATTATTTTAAAGATTTCAACGAAGGATTAAAGAAAGCACTCGAAGGATTGGATACAATCGGTGATAATATAATTGGTATAGCAAAAGACACGTTAAATCCTTCGAAAATTGAGGACATGTTGAATAATTTATTAACTATTAGTTTTGGCGAACAACCCACGGATACTATAAATTTAGCACCATACTTAGGTACGGCGGTAGTACAAACACTTAAAGATATAACGGAAGAAGCGGGTAAGCTAACTGATTATGTAAGTGACAAGGCTGCGGCAGCAACAAATATTGTAACTAATAATACTGTTATGGGTACGGGGAATAATCAAGGATCAACATCTGCTGTTATACCAGGCAGTGCTAAAAGAAATGTTAGAGACTCCTGGGGAATATGGACTGATGGATTAGGTAAACGATAGCCAAAATAAAAGCCCCTTTCGGGGCTTTTTTAATCTTCAGCTAATTTTGCAAAATATGATAATGATTCATCGTCATTATCAAAGTCTACTTCCTTTGCTGGAGCTTTTTCTACTTTTCTTTCCATTGTGGGTGGAGGAGAAGCTGTAGATTCAGATACAGGATAGTTATCGAGGAATGTGTCTTCCGCATTTTTTGCAGCAGATAGTCCTCCGGTCAACCCCATCACCATATTGAATTTTTTCTTTAGATCGTCATATGATTTAAAATGCTTTTCATCTAAGAATTGCAACAACGAATGTTGCCCATCCCAGATAGCTTCAATTTTACTATCATCTTCTGAAATTGCACTTGGGCCATCGAATTCCGATTTATCATAATTTCGATAACCTTCCACATTACGAATCTTAAGTTTAAAGTTCGCGCCTTCCCAGAAATCAAAAGGATTAATAGGTTTCTCATCTTCAAATTGTGGTTCGGCGATGTCTTTAATTTTATCAAAGATCTTCTTACCAAATTTGTAAAGAAATACCTTACCTTCATTCTCAGGATGTGCTGGATCTTTAACTACAAGAACATTTGTAATATAAGATAGTTTGCGTTTTTGCTTACGAGCAATTTCCTTATTTGCTTCTGTCCCCGAATTCCAAAGTTCAGTGTTATGTTCTGAAATTGGATCAGCCTTACCCAAAGTGGTCAAAGAATTTTCAATATACCATTTGCCGGTCGGTCCTTGGAATCCATGATTCCAAATACGAACCCAGGGTAGTTCTTCACCTTTTGGCGGGGATAGGAACCGAATAACAGCGTAGCCATTGCCAGCTTTGTCTACCTCTGGTTGCCAGAAGCGTTCGTCTGCACCACGTGATTCGGTTTGAGGATTTGCGATTTTTTCGACTTCCTTCATTAGGGTATCGAAGCCACCTCGACTTTTGCGTAAGTCGGATAAAGATTTAAATGCCATTGTACTTCCTTTCGTATTAACGGTGTATGTTTTGTATTAGCGACGTTTAGTTTTTGCATCTATCACATAAGCATAATCTAATTCGTCATCGTCCTCGTAATCATTTTGCATTACTTTAGCCGATGCTATATTATATATAAGTTTTCTGTGCTTGTCAAGGACATTTTTGTCCTTAATTTTTTTAATTTTTTTCTCTCGGTCGAAATCATTGTTTCGTTTTTTACTTGCCATCTTAAAAATACTCTCCTAGTATTAGTAATTAGAATCCTCGTCCCCATCATTACCTGTTGAGGATACTACAATATAAGGCCAAGATGCAACCCTCTTTGTAATTTCAGATTGATTGTATGCCATTTTCATTAGATACCTTTGAGTATCTTTTAATGATTCGATACAAGTAGTAAGTAGTTCTTTTGTTAAATTAAGTTCTATTTCCAAATCTTGTATTTTTTTGGATCTAAGATTAAGTTCCAACTCGTTCTCTGAATATTGCATGATATCGGTCTTTATCTATTCGTAAAAATGGTTTATATTTTTTGACTAATCTTGATACATCTGGCCAAAGAATGTCCGCAGAAAGCTTATCGTCGAAGGTTTCGATATATGGAAACACTTTATCTAAAATAACTAAAGTTTCAATAGATATGGATTTTCTCAGATATGCTTTCAATATATATGGATGTTGTGCTTTTGTAATCATAAAAGCATCTTCAATTTTATTCCCACCTACTTCTAATTCATGTATAATTGCATCAAGTTCTTTGGTAAAATTATAGGTTAGGCTCTCCATCTTACCTTTCCATTCTACGTATGTTTTTCCTGCTTCAGAATCAAACATACCGCCCCAACGATCACCTGATACAAAATTTGAAACTAAGAAATTTGCAACTTCTTCATCTGTATAAGTTTTGGAAATTTTTCTAATAGAGAAAAGATCTTTTCTTTTTGCGAACGCCTGTCTGCTAGCTTTAACTTTTCCATTTCTCTTAGTTATGTCATAATTATCTGTAGTGAAGTGCAACTTCAATGCTATATACATTTTATATACTGCGAATTCATCCATAATCAAAGTGGTAATTTCCCTCTACGTTTTAAATAATTCTGTTCCTCTGCTTCATTTTGTACTTTATCTTTAAGCGACTGATTTATCAATTTTGATATAGATTCAATTTCAATATCTACTTCTTCGCAGTATTGTATAATCGCATCCATATATCCAATTTTTTCTCTAATTACACGCTCTTCAATATGCAGGGAAAATTCATTAGGTGATCTAAATTTTTTGGTTATAATTAAACTATCTGTTAAAATGTATTCTATTTCGTTATCCATGTGTTTCCGGGAATAATACTTCGTCCATAAAATTTGTAAAAACTTGTTTGTCTACTCCAAAATTTACCATCATTGCTGGGGTATGAGGATTCAACTTTTGATTTTTGCAATATCGATTTTGCATAGATATAAAATCTGCATCTTTTACACTATTACCTATATTATAAAGGTAATAATCCAAGTTGTCAATAAAAGTATTTACTAGTTGATCATATTCTTCTTGAGTATGAATATTACCTGCAGCTAACATTTTTGGACTAAAAATCTTCTGTGCCCATTCCGGAAGTTCTCTTGGCTTACTCCATTGTACTCCACTCATTCTATTTTGATACCACTCATACAAATCTGATTTTCCTACTTTAGAAAAATCATGAAATGCACCTGTTATTTTATTCTGGCCGCACACTATATCAAATCCAAAGATTGGATCTGGAGAATCATAATGGGGAAAAATACACATATGCATGACCCACATTTTTTTAGTTGCAGTAGCGTCTACTATCTCAATATGGGCTCGTCTAAATTTATCAGATGTCCAAATATAATTCTTCCATGAAAAATTATCAACATGTATTTCATATTCTGGTTTAAGTGTTTCTGCGGAATATTGTTTAAATTTATCAATAACTAATTGTGATAATAAATTTACTTGCGGCCAAATTTCAATCATTAAAGTCCTTAAGCATAGCAATATTAAAGTCAAATGCTAAATTTGCTTCACTTGCTAATGAAATATCTAATTTACTTCTCATCTTAGCTGCAAGCCCAGGAATATCATCAAACTTAAACATATTATTAGGACCAGGGAGCAACTTAGCTAATGCCTGTCCTCCAAATAAATCTCCCATATGACGAACATAAATGTGAGCAAGTAATTTATCTTTATCTAACTTAATAGACTCAATATATTCTAAATATTGAGCGGTAGAATTTTTCATCAAAAATATTTGCATATTAGTATTTGCCAATTCAGCAAAATCCAATTCTATAGCTTTTGCTCGTTTAATATCCTCTATTCCTTCGAAGATACCTAACCCATCTGCCAAATATTCTAAGCGCAAATATATTAATCTAAGTTGATATAGATAATCTGTATATTTTTTAACATCTACCGTTTTACTAAAAATGGATTTAATAAATGGTTGTGTCTCAGCTTCTTTATGTTTTTCTAAAGTTAATTCTTTTAATGTAGACATTAGTTACCTTTTCTTGGGTTTGCCGGATATCCAATGTATGGTCTGTGATCATATTTGTAATCCCGATACTTACCTTTTCTATCGACGTAGTGTAGGAATGCTTGTGTTTGTCTAGTACCGGTATAGGGAGTTCTCCAATGATTAAGTACATCCCCCTTATAAACAATTAAGTCACCTGGTTCCAAGTATATTGCTTTGTGTTCGCCGGTTAAAGTCTCAAACCAAATTTCCCATGGTTCTGGATCATTTGAAATGCAGATAGTAGTGGAATATTCGCAACTTGGCCTATCCTTATGTATTGCCATTTCAGCGCCAGTATAGTATATCCTAGCATAAGTATATGTAGGATTAAGCAATTTACCTGTAACTGTTTCTAAAAGGGGTTTAAGTTGAAGAGATAAAGATTCAAAACAAAGAGCAGAATAATGAGAATATGAATTCATAATTTGCTCGTCATTGAAAAGAAATTTATTCTCCTCAGTCTGTTGCTTATTATTTTGCATATACTGAAGAGTTTTTACTAGTTCAAATTCTGTATCTAAATGCACTAGTAAATCTTTTGAAATTGCTCCGCGAACAATTTCATATAAATTTGTCTCAAATTTCATATATTTCCTTGATAAAATCATATCCGGTTGATTGGATGATAAGGACAACCGGAAAAACCTCAGCGAGTAGCTTACGCTACCATGCGATACGAGTTATCGTTTGCATTTACTATTTTGCTTGATTTACGGTCATCGCCTACCGAATTGTCTGTATCGTTACTTATTGCCCAATCGAAACCTGGTCATCCCCATCAAAAGCATATTAGTTCTCAGTGACCGATGCCGTTAAATAACACCGATGTATCTACTATGCTTTTGGTGGAGATGGAGGGAATCGAACCCTCGTCTTGAACACCTTTCAGTCAACTTCTTCCCTTTCGGGGTTTACAATAATTCTTTTACTTCATCCCAAAGTAACCACATTGCTAAATTAATAGTACATATTAGTGTAGTTCCTAGAATGAAACCGACCAAAAAATCTCCTGTTTGGTCGCACATTTATTCTGTTTCACGTAACACACATCTAGCAATAATATCATTTCTGTTTTTTACTATAGCAGTTGCTGCTTCCCAACATTCTTCAAATCTAGGATATGATTTCCACTCTTGTTCTACATCTTGAGATAGTAGTACTACAAATAAAACATAAACAGACATATTAGTCTCCGCTATTTATTTAGATATTAAATTCTTTCCTATATATATCTCTCAAATCTTTAAACCCGTTGATCCACGTGTTTCGTTTTTCTTTAAAAACTAGAATACCGTGATCGTCGGTTGAAATTATAATTACTAATTGAGAAACCGGATTACCGGTCATCTCCTCATATGCTACCGCATAAGCAGAACATTGCATAAAGTAATCGTGAATATCGTCGCGTGTTTTATTCCGCTTAGATGTTTTAAAATCTATTACCGATAACTTTCCTTCATATTCACCTATGCAATCTACGGTCCCTGCAATTTGTAAATGATGAGAAAATAGAGATTTTTCCATAACATGGATATTGTCTATCTTATGTAGGTAGGGTTTAATCTCTGTCCAATTTTGAGTATCGAACACACTAGGAGCAACATCTTGATTATACAGATATTGCTCACATAATGTATGTATTCGAGTACCTCGTTTACTGGCAGTGGTGCTAATCTTATTAGCTGCATCATTACCTACACGAGCCCGCCATGCTTTAATTATATCTCGTTTTAATAATCCGGTAACTGTAGTAACAGACGGGTACTTTTCTCCAGTAGGAGTTTCATATGTTCTAACTCCATCTTCTCGAGTTACCCGATTTAATTTAGGCAATTCCCCTATATCAACGTGAGTAAAAATCATACAAATCTAGTTAAATTTGGCGGAGTCCAGTTTGCAGGTTTTAAAATTTTACCATCGTCTCTTCGCAAAACCATACCTGTATTAGAATCAATTTTGGAGAGGTTGCTTCGTGCAACCTCTTCCCATGCACCTTTAATGTCAAATTTCTTCATATGGCAATAACCGAGGATAACCCAGATCATATCCATGCACGCATCTAGTTGCTCTACATTGTCATTCTCTTTATAAGCTACTAAGAATTCATTAAATTCTTCTTCAATTAATTTTGCGTATAAACTAACATTTTCATCTGTCGATTCTGTTTGTTGACAGGCTAGTAGAAACATTTTAACATCTAACTGCATTGACATGATCACCTCACTAAAAATATATTATAACATTCTAAGATACAAAAGTCTATACAAATTTACCCTAAAATCTTCTTTAAGGTTGCCGGACCTGCAATACCATCTGCTGTAAGACCATTTGATGTTTGCCAGGCCTTTAATGCTTTTTCGGTTCCGGGTCCAAACGATCCATCGGCGGCGAGCCCAAGTTTTTCCTGAACCTTTTTCACCACTTCGCCTTTACTACCAACCTTAATAGTTTCAAGAACAAGTTCTGTCACAGCTTTACCCACATCTGCCACGGTGCTTCCGCCGAATACATCTAATGCATGTTCCCAATGTTTTTTACGATCTTCTAAACCAATCGTACCACCATTGATTCGTTTAGTCATTAGTAGTAAATCTTTTTTATCTGCAATTTCATTTAGACCATTCTTTTTCCAAAACCAAGCTGCAGACTCAATTGCTCCTGCTAGTGTTTCTAAATACGTAATAGTCTCATCAATAGATTTACCAATTGCGGTAGAAAAGGCTTTGTAGTTATCATGTCCCGTTAATTGAATTGCTCCGCGACCTCTGTACTTATACCCGTCACCTGATGCTTCCGGTCCATTTCCCATTCGCCCGCCGTAAATTTTATTTGCAATTTTCTCGGGTTGTTTTTCATACTTAGCAGCAGTTGCATCATCTGGAAAATATTTAGAAAATGTTGCCCGCAACCCCTTGGCGCCATAATTTAAATTTTCTTTAAGTACCGTAAATTCATTTGATTCATGTCCACATTGTGCGAGGAATCCTGCTACTCGTTCCTTTGTGGTAATATCATATTTAGGTAAAACAGTCTCTAACGCTTTAAATAAGTCGTTTGGATTCTTATTGTTCGGTACACATTTTTTTAATTTGTCCGCCGTAAAGTCAAAGCTAAATGCCATTCAATTCTCCTTATACTTCAGTATATTGTTTATTAGTTGTAAACCAAATAGGCAATGTATATCTTGTTCCTACTACGGTGCTAACACCGTGTTTATGTTTAAGGCCAGATGGATACAATGCTAATTTTCCCTTCATTGGTTTTATGAATAGAGGTCCGTGTTCTGGGAAGAAAGTTTCTCCCCCCATAAAATCATCATTTAGGTAAAGTACTCCTGAGTAATTTCGCCATCCGCAATAATTTGGATTGCCCTCTAGGTCACTATTATCTGCATGGACAACCATGCCTGAACCACTTTCCCATAATACCAATGCAGTGTAATCGGGGTATAAGTATTCCTCTTGAAATAAACGCCTAGCTTCACTTGTAGCATTATATTTAAATGTACTTACTATTCGTTTAATATCATAATTTTGAATATTACTATAGTCAATTGCCTTACCATTGAAGAGAGATTGTCCGTTAGTGCTCATTTTTGGAGTACTTGCAAACCATCTTACGATGTTATCGCATTCGTCTTCAGTTAAAAAATTCTCAATTTCATATATTTGATTCATACTCATACCTTCTCCTATTTTATGCCGCTTCGTAAGTACTTTCGTATTGAAGCCTTGCCAATATATATTCCTTTACTATCGCTGATCTTACAATGTCATCAACACCAAATTCAAAAGTTTTGAAGCTAGGCATCATATCTGCGATTCGCATAAACTTCTTCAATCCCGACATATCGGTTTTCTTATACAAATCTGTTTGTCTAAAATCTCCACAGAATATAATTTTTGATTTTTCTCCTACTCTAGTGATAATCGAATTAAGTTCCATGTCAGTCATATTTTGGCATTCATCTACAATAATGACTGAGATGGAACTTAATTCGATT